GGATACGGCGATTTGGTTGGCGCCAATAACAGCAATCAACCCGCTAGGACCGTCGAGTGGAACGGTCCCACCCGACCCCCGGGTGTGGTGGGGGGGACGAGCGGCATGTACATTGATGTGTACCTGCAAAGTGGTCTCTTGTGTGTCGCCCTCTTTTGTATGGTGGTATACCTATACATCAGAGTGAAACGTGGGGCATATCGCAATGTCCCCGGACGCGTCGAGAACACGTATGCTCCGAAAATGGGCAATTCGGAGTTACGTGGCAATCCTGAAGATCTTCTAGATAATGCTGAGAAAGTTAAGCAGCTTGTCTCGGAGATTGCCAAGAACACGCCGATCTATACAACGCAGTGTCGCGTGCTAGGGTATAACCTGGGAAGACAACTCAGACATGAGATGGGCTGCCCCAAGTATACCGTGGCTAACGAGATATTAGCTCGGCAGAAGCTGGCCTCCTGGTTCAAGAAACCCGCCGAGGGTGGCTTGGAGGAGTTGAAGGATTGTAGACCAAATGACAAGGATATCGCCACTCAGAGGGCGGTAACTGTCTGCTTCGCCCCCAGTCAACACGAGATCGAAGAGGCGATCATTCGCAACTCAGCCGCCGCACAGAATGATCGTGATCGCGTGGACAAGCCTCACCGTGTGAAGTACTTTACGGTACTTCCGTCCTGGATACAGTTTGCACTTGGCTGTTACCAGGAAATTTCACCGAAAAACTAATTTCCCTGACTGCGATTCAATCCCGTGTGGTGCCAACTCTCGTTCCCCGAGAGTTGATCGCTAAATTGAATCGCACGAGGGGGAAGACGCGGTTTACGGTGAAAACAGGGAGTGGCGTCCCTAGGCCCCGACCAGTATTTTTGGTCGGGGCCCTGGCCGGATCATCGGTGTTTAGCTCTTTTACCGATTGTCGTGATAACGTTGTCACGGCGCTCCTGGAACGCGTATTTTACCATGCGGTTCCGGGTGGGTTCGGCCGTCCTAGTGCACCAACGTTGGAGGTGGTACGTGGGATCTTCAAGCGAGCAAGCGGGTTCTATCGGAATTACACGTCATCGAACACACCTGTAGCGAGGGTTAAATTTCCTTCGTCGTATTACAGGGGTCGGCGACTTGAGGTGTATGAACGTGCAGTGACCCAATTGAACGCTAGAGGATTGCGATACAGCGACTCGTTCCTGTCGACCTTTATCAAGCATGAGAAGATCGAAGTGAGTTCTAAACGCGCTGTCCCTCGCGTGATTCAACCACGTAAACCGGAGTATAACGTCGAGGTTGGGCGCTATATTCACCACCTTGAGGTACCAATCTATCGGATGATTTCCGCCCTTTTCGGCAGAGACACTGTCATGAAGGGCCTCAACGCGTTCCAGGTCGGAGAAAAGATGAGCGATGCATGGCATACCTATGCAGCACCTTCCGCAGTAGGATTGGATGCATCGCGCTTCGACCAACATGTGAATCGCTCCTTGTTGGAGTGGGAACACATGGTATATATGCTGTCCTATCCCTCTGACCCGTATCTTGCGATGTTGCTGTCCTGGCAACTGCGCAATCGCGGGTTTGCGCGAACGAGGGATGGTATGGTATCGTACACCGTTGAGGGTGGGCGATGTTCAGGCGATATGAACACCGCTCTTGGAAATTGTCTGATTATGTGCACCGCCGTGTTCGAATTGCTCCATGAACACGGCCTTTCGCTCGTGGGCCGCTCCAAAGTGTCGCTATTTAACAATGGCGATGACTGCGTGCTCATGGGCGAGGATGCGGACATTAAACGTGTGTCCGTAGCTGTTGCCCCGTTCTTCGAGCGACTCGGGATCGTCATGAAAGTCGAGCCTGTTGTTCACTCGTTGGAGGAGGTGTCGTTTTGCCAAACGCAGCCCGTGTATGACGGGACTCATTGGCGGATGGTTCGGGATCCTAGAAAGTCATTTTCAAAGGACGCGACCATCCTCGACCCTCAGCATGCCACTGTCGGTCTCCTCACTCACCTAGATGCGCTGGGCAAGTGTGGACTCTCGCTGTGCTCTGGTATGCCGGTGCTTCAAGAGTACTATTCAGTACTGGTGCGCAATGGTCGACCTGGAGGCAAGGTCGACCCACGTTTGACGGAGAGCGGAATGTACCAACTCGCAAAGGGTTTGGAACCCCGCATGTCGCCCGTCACCCCCGAAGCGCGCGCGTCATTTGCCTGCGCCTTCGGGATTTTGCCCGATTTACAAGTCGCGTTGGAGAAAGAGTTATCTGTTACTCCGATAACCGGCCCAGTAACGTTCGAGAGGACGTTTGGGCCGCTGTGTCGACTATAAATCGGTGCAGCCAGCACGCTATGTACAGCGTGAGCCCCTGGCGTGGGGTCTGTGTGGGTCATCGCCCAAAACGGTGCCGTTACCCGGCTTAATAATTCCGTGCTAACCAAAATGCCGAGAGACTGCACGGCGCGTCCTCAGGTTCCACACAGATGTACAGTCCCACTTGCGGTGTGGCATCCCGTACAACCGCAATGCTTAAGAAGAAGGCTAAACAGCCTACCAAGATGGCTCGCTCCGCCAAGAAGGAGAAACAAGTCATGATTCCCGCCGCCATAACAAAGATCAGTCGTGGTGGACTCCCCGCATTCGGGGGGAGTGGGCGCACAGTCTCAGTATCGCACCGCGAACTCGTCGGCACACTGTCGAATAACAGTGTCACCGGGTTTTCTGTGGTACCACTCAGTCTGCTTGTGCCTGGCTACGATCTGAATCCTGGTTCGTCGATCATGTTCCCGTGGCTCAGTCAAATGGCCAAGTCATTTGAACGCTACCGGTTCACCAAATTGGTGTTCCATTTCGTCCCTGGTGTTGCATCTAGCACCAACGGACGGTTTTATGCTGGTGTAGACTACGACTACGATGACACGCCTTTGTCGGACAAGGCGTACATTGTGTCTAATCCAGCATCCGTCGACACCGCTGTCTGGGCAGCCTGCGATATAGTTTGCGACCCTCGTGAACTCCATCGCGATATGGCCTGGAAATATGTGTCGAGTTCCTCGCGCATGAATGCCGTGGAGCCGCGCACCGCATTCTGCGGCTTCCTTGTCGCAGCGTTCGACACGCCCACCGCCAACCTTAGTATTGATCTGTTCGTTGAATACGAGGTTGAGTTCGCCATTCCCGAAAGAGTCAGCTTTGTCGGGATGGACACATACACTAGCGATACCTCGTCTATGGACCCAGTGTTTGATAAGCTCTCCACCAGCACGACTCGGAACGCGATCTGCAAGATCCCGTTGGCCAGCACTGCTGGGGGGCCTATACGCACTGTCCTCCCGGGCATCGGCAATGTGCCAGTATTCAAGTACCCTGATGTGTTTGCGTACACCGGGGTGATGCCGTTCGTGAGTACTGCTTGGGATGTGTCCCAAACCCTGAGGGAGGGCCTTATGACAATGGTTAATAAGGTCAATGTCCCTGGGGCTACTGCGGCGAGCATGATGGGGTGGAAACTGTATAACCGTTGCGGGGTCTACGACTCGCTCGGGACGTACAAGGGAGATGTGAACGAGGCACCTAATGGGCTCAGAAACATGTCTGTTGCTGAGGCCACTGATCCGACTGCTACCGAGACCATCTATGGGACGAATACATTTTGGCTCAAAGATCTCTTCGCACAATTCCCCTCCGCCAGGTATTTAGTGCCTTACCTGTCGGCTGTGGTTGGAGCCACAGTTTCTGTTGGCTCTGCTCTTGCTTCCTTCAAGTACGAGCTTTGAGGTACCAACGCTCTGGATGGTGCACCACCACCCGGGTCGTGACCTGCCCC